TGATCCGTCAACTGAGTTTGAAGCTAGCTTAGCTAAAGATACAGCAGCATCTTGAATCTTTGATCCGTCAACTGAGTTTGAAGCTAGCTTAGCTAAAGATACAGCAGCATCTTGAATCTTTGATCCGACTACAGAACCAGGAGCTAGTTTAGACTCGGTAATAGCACCAAACTTGATAAGATTCTCGTCTATAATAATACGAACCCACGGATTTCCAAAGTAGCCATTCAAAATTCCTGAGCTTCGATAACGAAACCTACCATAACGTGCTAGCGCTGGCGCATTAACGTTGATCTGCAGTCTAACAGGTGTCGAAGACGGTGGTATAGTGGCAAGGTCAGTAGTTTGACTAAAGGTTCCGGCTAAAACACTAGAAAAGTTTTCTACCTCTGAAAATTGAACTTCGTAAACTAAAGTGCCTGTTCCAGCTTTAACCAGAGTGCTCACCGACAACTGCAAGCCAGGAGTAACAACGAAAGGAATACTGTCGGTAGCTGAACCGCTCACTGAAGATGCGAAAAAGATTTTATCAACCCCACCCCACTCACTACTAGCCGCAGTTGTTACAAAGTTTACTAAATTCCAACCAGGATTGTTTCCTCGAAGACCAGGGTTAGCAATTAAGTTAGTAAAATCCTTATTGTCTATAAGATTGTAATCTAGTTTACCAGTTACGTCTTGCGCGCTAACTTCAGAGGACCAGTTATTATTTACAAAACGGTAAAGCTTTCCGTCTGTTGTATTGAATACAATCTTCGGCCCGGTGTAAACTGAAGGATTAGGCAAGGTAGAAATCAGAGAAACTGGCTCTATATCCTGAGCAAAGTTAGCAGTGTTAATAATGATGCTCTGAATATTTTCTTGTGTGATCTTAGTAGCTGCGGCTTGGTAGGGACCGTTGGGCGAAGACTTGTTTCCCGATCGGTCTACTGAAACTAACCACCAACGCCTAGTAACGTCAGGCTGTAGATTCGATCGAGAAAACTTGACAAAACCTGGTCCTGGACCCGTTGCTACTCGTTGAAACTCAGGACAACTAGCAAAAGAGGCTCCCGGCGCCCCTTCATGCAGAGCAATGGCTGCTAAGTCTTTGTCAGTAGGAAGACCAACCTCGAAAACTACGCTCTGAAACTGAGGAGTCAGAGAAACAGACAGAGGAGGAGCAGGTGGAGTTAGATCGTTCTTGAATTGCACCCCTGAAACAGTCACCGGGGCAGATAGCTCACCATTAGCATCTCGAGAACGTAGTTTCACTGTGACTAGCTCATCGTTAGCTAGATTGCGGATCTTGTAAAGAAAACCTGATAAGTTAGTTTCTCCACGCAATTCAGAGCCGACAAACCACTGCAGGTTGTAGCTAACAGCTCCTGGAGAAGCAGACCAAGAGCACCTCAGGTAAGGGTCAGTAGACCCGTCTGCAAGAATGTCAGCAACGGCAACTACAGTCAGCGTGCTAGAAGAGGCAGGAGATGGCACTAGAAGCTCAAAGTTGGCTGGTCCAGACCGGCCTCCAGAGTAATCCTTAGAGTAAACCCTAAAGTACCAAGTTCCTGGCTTCAAGCCGCTTACTGGAAGAAACTCGTTTCTAGTTTGACCGTAGAAGCTGAAGTTGATGTTGTCTCTAGATATTTCTACAGTGTAGCCATAGGAGTTGTCGGCTGGACTCCAAGTTAGCACGCCGTTAGAAAAAGACAATCCCAGGTTTTGATTAAATTCAAAACTTACGTTAGTAACCTCCTGCGGAGAAAAACTAGTCAAGGTTCGAGGTGTTCCGGGTTTATCATCTTCAACATTCCAAGCAAGACTCTGAACATCAAAGTAAGAGCAATTGAGCTTGTAGTTTAAACTTTCGTCTACAGGCTTTTTTTCATCAATTACAAGAATTAAGTTATTGAGACCTCTTTCAGGAATGTTTAGCTTGATGAAGTCACCGGGTTCTAACACTAGGGCCTTTTTCTTGACAACAAACTCATACCGGTCGCTTAACCTAGAAGAACGAACCCTCCACTCAGCTTTAGCCAGAGCGTGATAGGGATCTGAAATACCCGGTTCGTTAAACTCTCTGGAAGAAAGAACACCGTTGTCTTGAGACAAGTAAGTGTTGTAAACAGCACTGTAAGAGGGTGGCCAAGTTGCAGTAGCATTCTCAAACCCCTCGTTCTCGTTTTTGTAATTAACTACGGCTTGATTAATACGATCCTCTAAACCTAGATACTCGATCTTAACTAGACTATCAATCAAGTCTGAGGCTGTCAAGGTTGCTACAACTAGACTATTCAGAGCACTTTGGCTAGTTGGGTAGTTACAAACCAGCTTATACTTACCGCCTGACCAGTTCAAGCGAGCGTCATTCATTGTGTCTAAGATAGAATCAATGTTAGTCCTAACGTCAGCGTCTGTAGGTAAAGCAATGTTACACTCGTAAAGCTTGACGTTAGATTGAGTCTGAAAGTTCAAGGTCTGATCGGGATCCTCAGGAAGGCTAGAAAGAAAAGCAGACCCGTAACTAGTTCTTACTGCATTAGTCTTGACAATAGTATCACAAACCTGAGCTGCTGCGTAAAAACTAGCCAAATCAATTTGGTCTACTGTAACTTTCTTAGACAAAAGCAGATAGTCTAGCAAGCAGTAAGCTGGATTGTTTGAGTAGACGTAGGTCGAACTGAGACTGTAACTACTACCGTTAAAGGTGATAGGTCTTACTTTCCGACCTTCGACTATGAAAGAAACTTCTGGCACGCCAGAGTACTGAGGGTTATCCCGGTTGAGCCGGAAGACCATGGTTGCGTAAGCAACATTTGTAAACACTGCAGAACCGCGGTCCCTAACAGCCTCAGGCCAGTAACGCTGGTTATCGGTAGCTACTTCGCAAGCCTTGTTGCCCTCCAAAGAAACAAACATGGCTTGTAGCTCAGTAAACTCTTTTTGATAGAGAGTACCTCCGTTCACTGTAGCTGACAGTACCCTAGAAATACCGTTAGCAGCAATTGCTTGCTGAACAAAAAGATATTCGTTCTTTGAGCCAAGTCGTCTCCAGAATGGTATCCCGCCTGGCACCGTTTCGGTCCCAGTGGGACCGAGCGTAACCTTGCTCATTTCGCTAGTTGTTTTATAGGCAGTGTAGTAGTCCCAAGAGGCATTCCAGGTCGGGTTAGCCGGGTAAAACATCTGACGATTCGGAACGTCAATGTTGCCACGGTCTCTCAAAATCAAACTGTTGGAAGTTTGATGAAAAACACGGTTCCCAGCTATTCTGTTGCGCCCATAGACAATTTTAAGGGGTGTAGTTTCTCCGCTGATTGGAACCTCTAAGCCTCTAAGCTCGTCTTGCCGCTGACGAGCTCTTTTTCGAGCTTTTCGGGCTTGAACTTGCTGAAACGCTACGCTTGCTATTACAAGAATAGCATTAAAAATAAAATTGAAGAAACCGGCCTTCACGGGGATAGAGCCGAAGAGCAGTAGCGAAAGAGTTTCCATTATGCCTTACCCCATTTTATTTCTATGTTCTTGTCGATAGTACTTACGTGATCGTATGAAGTATCTGAAGGATTGATACTCTTTGCGTAATCCTTAGAAGTAAAAACGCTGTTTACTGTTTCTAGAGACTGCATAGGGTTAGAGCAGGATAACTCTACTAACCGTTGGCCATCGTCATCGTTAACTAAGAAAGAGTCCCTGAACCCTGAGTAGATCATTATAACGTTTTCTTCAGAAAGAACCGGGACTTCGTTTTGGTAGACTCCCAACCAGATGTTTATGCGGGTTCCAACTCCAGAGTTGAAAAGCTGTGCTTCGTACTGCTGGTTGTTGTCCGCCAGCGTGATAGTGAAGAGACTCCTGTCAGTTAAAGAGTTCTCGTTAGGAGGAGAAATTCCTACTATTCCGTTTTGAGAAGAATAGTTGTTACCCTGAAAGACCAGATCTCTTTCGGCAGAAGTAAGTCTGATAGGAGTTGGAGTCAAAATTTCTAGAAGGCCAAAAAACTTGGTAGTGTCTGAATTAATAGCGTTAAGAAAGACAGTTCCCACTGCTATCATTAGAGTTTCTCCACTACGGTTATATCTCCAGGGTCTGACAGAACTCCATCTACGTAGATTATACCAGACAGCAAAGAGGTATCATATTCAAACTTTCCGACAACATCATCTTGATAGTAAACCAAAGTACCGGCGGGTACTGACGCCACTAGATTAGGAAAAATGCTAGTAACTTGAGTTCCTGAAGACCGAGAAACGGTTACAACGTAGAGCTTATGGTGATTATTAAACCTTATGAATCTTCCTAGCTGAATCGGGTTAGCTGCTGTAAAAGTCACGGTAGCAGCACCAGCACTAGCAGTTGAGGTAACAGAACCCACGTTAGGCGAGCCTAGAGTCTGGCCTGGAATGTAAAGCTGAGGAACTTTGAAGTCAAAGGAGCTGTACTGATCAATCATAGAAGAAACAAAGTACGCTGAATTATTTCCTGGGGCTACTCTAAATCGAAACTTAAACTTCTGTCCTGGAAGTCTAGTAGCAATAGTTTTCAGATTTAGAGTCTCAGAGAAGTAACCCTTAGTTACATTGAAAATAGTAAGGGGAACCACAATAGGGCTCCCCTTAAAGTCATAGTATGACATTAACGAAATCCTCTCTCTTTGTTGACAGAGTTTACACCCGAAGCTATCTCGGGTAACATGCTCAAAATTTCTTTACGAGTTTGACGAGATACGTCGCCAGTAATAGAGATGTTGAAAGTTTGATGAACACTACCGGTTTCAAAATCAGACCGGTGAGTTGGAAGAATAGTTTCTCCGGCGTGAGCTAGTACCAGCTTAGGATCGCCAAGTCGGCCCGGTACTACTCCTCCTGTATCGAACCCTAAAATTCTTGGTAGGAAAGAAACCAAGCTAGCCAGTCCACTAAGAGAGTTTCCTCCTACCCCGCTAGCTCCTTTGCTAGCTACTCCAAAGGCAGCAGGAAGACTTTCAGCTAGCTTACTAACTAGGTTAGATCCTAACTCGGCTACCCCTGCGAACAAATCTTCTAAGCCTTTGTTAATCAGCTTACCTAGTGGACCGTCTTTATTGAAAAGAGATTCAGTTAGAGACTCAGTGAAGGTTTCTAAAATCTGGTTTGTAAAGGTGTCAGCTAGAACATAGAAGAAGTCTTTAACTTTCCCGCTTGATATAAGATCCTTAAAGGCTGTCTGAAAACTTGTTTGAATAGCCTTAGCTGCTGTTTCTCCTGACTTTCTGAATCTGTCGTCAGGAACTATTAAAACAAAACGGTTGGCTAGCTCTAGCAGCTTAGGAGTAAGCTCGTCAACTGAAGATTGTAAGTTAAAGAACTCATCAATCATTGCTTGCATTGCAGCTTCAGACTCTTTAGAATCTGATCCTAGAGACTGAATAGTTAACGAGTACTTTTCCGCTGCCTTTCTAGCTTTATCTAGAGGACCACTAAAGAAAGACTCAGACACTGTGCTTATTATTGCACCAGAAAGATTTGAATTGATTCCTTCTTGAATTCTACGAGCAAAGAGTACGGCGTCTCGGTCTAGCTGGTAGTTTTCAAAGGCATCAATAAAGGTTTTTAGAAAGGCTTCAGAAAGGCTCTTAGCAAAGCTAGAAGCTTCCTGTTCTGCTTCTGAAATTTTCTTTTCAGCAGCTTCTCCAGCAACCGAGTTAATCTTAGAAAGATTAAAAGAGTTTTCTTTATCAGAATTGGCTTCGCCCTTAGTCAGCAAAGACGCTATATTTCTAGAGATAACATCCATCTGACCTTCGATTTCTTTTCTCGCACCGGCACCACCCGAGGCTTCGATGGTGGCTAACTCGTTGTTCAGTTTATCTAGAAGCCTTTTGTAAGTCTCTAGCTGAACTGTTTGCTCTGGAGTTAACCCTGAGGCAGAGCCAACAAAACCCCCGGCGGAAAATCTGTTGCGATTCATCGCTTCTAGCACTGAACGATATCTTGAAGTAGATTTAGCGTTTACAACAAACTCGCCGTTAGAAAGCAAAGCAGGAATAGAGTCTGAAGTACTAGTGCCGGGGCCTGAAACAAAACCACCTGAAGCCTTTTTCTCAGAGCCTAAAAAGTAGTCAAAAATATAAAATTCTGGTCTTACTCCACGTATTGATCTATTGAAATTCTCACTCGTAAAAAAATCTTTTATTGAGTTTGATAACGAAGATTTTTTGACGCCATCAGAAATAGAATCACCAATAACCTTGCCGATTGCTTCGTAGTCACTCAAATTTTCGGTTGCTTTACCAAATATAAAATCAGTTATTATCTTCCCGATATCGGCTAGGCTCTCATCAAGAGCATCAGTCAACTTTTGAAGTAATACTTTATCAAAAGTAAGAATACTTACAATAAAGTTAAATACTGTATCTTTGAAGCTATTTAAAGGACTAATAATGTGTTCTTCGATCTTTTCTTTGATTACAGAATAAAGTTTACTTAGCGATTCACCTATTTGAGGTCCGCGCTCTTGAAGCTGATCAAACGCACCAAAAATAGCCCCTGCTAGAGCACCTGCTACGGCTCCTGATAGAGTACCTATACCTGGAATAACAGACGCTATAGCAGCACCGTAGATTGCAAACTCTGCAGCCTCTGACGCTATTGCAGTGCCAAAAGCACCGAGTTCAGCAATTGAGCCAGTTACTGTTTGCTCTTTAGCATTCAGGATAGTTGCAGCATTTTCCAGAGAATCAGAAATACCCTTTAGAAGAGTACTACCGAGGGCTAGACCTACTGAAAAGAAAGAAAACTGCTTTAGTTTTTCAGCAAGAATTCCAAGCTTGCTTGTAGCTAACTGAGCAGTAGAGGCCATCCTTCCTGTAATAGCAAAAGATATAGCTGAAAACAATGAGCCAAAGGCTCCTGTTATCAGTCCTATAACACCACCAGGTAGTAACCCTCCTCCTTTTTTGCCCTTTTTACCTTTATTATTAGTACCAAACAACAGTTCTTTGAAAGATTTGTTGAAGTAAAGCAGCAACCCTACTCCAATAGCAACACCAATAGAATTACCTAGCTCAGAAGCAGCTTTTGCAATCTCAGAATTTTCTTCAGACCCTAAAATCTCAGTAACAATACCCTGGACAAAAGCTTCAAAGAAAAGCCTGAAGTTTGCTAAGGTTTTCTTTACTAACGAGTCATCGGAATCTCCAAAGATAGCCTTTTGAATCCCGTCTTGAATGTCTTCAGATTCACTCTTAAATATACCTCCTACAAGTTTACCGCTTCCTAAAAATGCTTTTCTAAGAGTTTCTTTTACTAAAGGAATATCTATTATTATAGGAATAGTTAAGGCTAAATTAAAGAGTCTTATAGAAGTTCTAACTTTTCGAAAAACGAGAAAAATAGAAAGTAACAATGAAGCGATAATCTTGTCGGTATCTGTAGAAAAATTTTCAAAAACCTTGCCAAATACTGTTTCGAAAAAGTTATAAAACCTAGCAGAGAAGTCTTCAGATCTAAGAAAATCTATTCCTTTGATCAGAGAAGCTTTAATTACTTTAAAGAAGATTACAATAGAATTCGCAACGTCAGTTTGTATTTTATTAAAGGCTTCTGCCGGTTTAGACTCAAAGAATAGATTAGCCGACTCTAAAATAGCATCGCTAAGAAGCTTGTAAGAACCGCGTATAGCTTGGCCGTAGATACCGAAATTTCTTTGAAGAAAACCTATAGATTTTTTCCCTTGATTATCATCGTTATTTCCAAATAAGTTTTCGAACACGGTATCCAAGGACAGTAAATCATAAACATAGCTGAAAATCGACTTAGCTGTATCTTGAACATAAGACCCTATAGCGCTGCTATTCTCTGCTATGTAACGAAAGGTTGCTACAACACCATCCCAAGCCTTAGCGATGTTTTTGACTAACCTCTGAAAACCAGTAGGTTTTTCACTTTTTACAAGATCTTCTATGATAGACTGATCTTTTCCGTAGAAGAACTCTATTACACTGTTATAAAGACTTCGTAAACTGTTTCTAAAACTATACCAAGCATTAAGTACACGCTGACGCAAAGTGTCTGGTGGATTTATGTCTGGAATTTCAAAAGCATAAAATCCAGCCAACTTTGGCTTCTGCATAGTATCTTCTACAAACAAAGTATTGTAGAGTTCTGAAAGATAATCAGAAAGACTATCGTATTCTTTCTTTAGAAAAATTTTAAATCTAGAAATTTCTTTAGAAAAAGCATCTATATAAACTGCTGCAATGTTTACTAGGTTAGCATCGTCTGGAAAAATCAAAGCATCATAGAAGTCTTTTAAGAAAGAACGAATTGAATTTAATAGATCTAATAAAGAATCAGAGTTGGATTCTCCAAGTATTTCTTTATTTGAAGAAATTGCTAATGACAGCGGTTCAAAAACAGAGAAATCAGAAAGATAAGTTTTTATCGAGTTGAAAAATTCGATTATTGATTTCTTAGCTGACTCAAACAAATCAAGAACACTTTTTACAAAAAATTTTAACCTGTACTCTATTTTTTCTAAAAGTGTTCCTTGCGAAGAAAGAAATTCTTCTGGACCAGCTATTATTGCTCCGAATAGGTTGTTAACAGCAACAATGAAATTATTTAAATCTCTTTGATTAAACCCACCAAAGATAAAATTAAAATCACTTGATTTTTTGATATCTATGATTGATTTAACAAAAGACTCTAGTTTAGAATTAATAATATCTAGTAGTTCCTTGCCATCTATTAGTTTTTCTATCAGAAACGCTATATACTCATTTAACGATGCAAAAAGTCCTAAGACTGGTTTCAAAAATTCTATTTTACTGAGTATTGATAGTAAGTATTCAAAGAATTCAGAAAGCTTTTCAATGTAATCAAACTTAAATTCTTTTATATCTGTTGTATTAGTTAAGGGATTCAAGAAATCTGGAAGAATGATCTTGCTGATTTTTCTTATTTCGAGCAGGAACGCAGAAACAGCTGCGCCAGCCTTATTGCCTTCTGACCCTAGTAGCTCATTAAAATTTTGAACAGGAAGAACAATAGCGAGTAAAACTCTGGCCAGGTTATCGCCTAGCTTAGTAAACTGCTCTAACTGTGTACCGGAAAACAAATCAGAGAAAAACAGTTTTACTGTGTTTTTATACTGTTCAAACAAACTGACTTCAGATGAAGAACTGAATAGTTCTAAAATCGGTAATACAGCAAACCGAACTGCTGATAACAACCTTGGAAGAAAAGGTATACTTAAAGAAAAATTTTTAAACGTTTCTAAAGTTTGATTTATAGAATCTTTCAGTTCTTCAAATAAGAAAACAGACTTAGACAGAGTACTAGAAAAACTTAGGTAAGCTGCTTCCGCTCTTTCAAAATTATTAGGAAAATCTACAAAGACTGCTACAAAATTTTCTACAGCTTCTCTAAATGATTCAACAACAGAAGTCAGATTTAGTTCTCTTATTCGGTTGTTTTGATACTCTAAAGTTTGATAAAGTTCTTTAAATTGTTTCTTGAACTTTTCTAACTCTTGATCAAACTTGTCTGCGTCTTGACTAATAGAGCCAGCAAAAGCATCTAAGAAAGTTCTTCCAGTGTAATCAGCTTCTGCCCGAAGCTCTTTAAACTTATCTTTTAAGAGGTTTAACTGATCGATAATAGGCTGAAAAGTGATTTGAGAAGCTAAAAGAACGCTGTAAACAAAGTTATCTAAAGCTGTCTCAGAGTTTGAAAGGACTCGTCGGAGTTGAGAGTAGCTAATAACTAATTCTGTAATAAGCTCGGCTACAGCAGGGCCCGCTTTAGCAGCTAGGTTGTTTATAAAGCTATTTACACTCTGAATAGCTCTAACGATGATACCGGAAAGACCAGACTGTCTTACTACAGCGTCTCCTAGTTCAGCTATAGCATCATTAAAGTTAGAAAAAGCACCGTTTAAGGTATTTACCTGATCAGCTGCTGCCCCACCAAGGTCTAGCTCTACATACTCTAAAAAGCCTTGATAAAAACGTTCAAACTTGATTTCACCAGCGGTAATAGCCTCAAAAAACCGCTCCATGCCGTCTGCTCCATCAAAACCGATCTTTGAAGCAATGGCTCTAAGAGAGATACCAGAACTGACAATAGGCTCTAATTTTTCTAAGGTTACTTTACCTTGAGAAGCAATCTTTGAAAGAGCAGAAGTAAGGTCTGCAAAGGTAGCGTCATTTCCACCTACCGAGGCTACAGCGTTAGCAATGCCTTTCAAACCTCGAATTATTTCTTCTTGAGAATCTACCAGTGCTGAGCCTGACTGAATCAGGCGAGAGTAGCCGTCTGTAATCTGACTAACCGCAAAGGGAGTCTGAGCAGCCAAGACCTTGATTTCAGCAAAAGCCGCTCCTGCAGCCTCGGCTGATCCTGTAGCAATCTTGAGTCGAGACAATAAGGTCTCAAAGGTTGCTGCTGTTCTAACAGCAAAGGTTGCACCCGTGCGTACAGGGAGTAGCGAAAAGGAATCGACAATGAATTTAATGTTGTCACGTAATCTGCTAGCTGCTCTTTTAGAATTTTTTTCTATAGACCTCAAAGAGTCTTCAACTCTTTCTAAAGAAGCCAGAGCTAAGTCAGTATTGATATTTATACGACTAGACGAAATATTGTCTATGCTTTTTGCGCTATTAGCAGCAACTTCAGAAACAGAAGCTAGTGTGCCACGTAGTTTAGAAACAGCCCGTTCAGCCTGTGTGGTATCAGACTGAATTTCAATTTTTACAGCCATGATTTCTCCTAAATAAAATGGCCCAGTAGTGGCTGACTCGCCATCACTGGGCCGGGGTTATAGGTCTTCCACAACAGGAAAAACAAGCTGCCCAAAGTAGGCAGCTACGGTTTCAATAAAGTAAGCAGGAGCTTGATCGGAAGAGCCTTGATTCAAGTACTTAATGTAGTCAGTGTCGTTTAGTAAGTAACCAACTGACATCGAGTCAGGAGTACTTATATAAGACCAACTAGCCTGGGCCTCTCCAGTATCTACCGGAGTAGCTGACTTCATAGCTAAAAGCATAGGCTGAACAATCTGTTCTTCAGTACTTGAATCAGCCTCTCTAACTAGCTTTCTTTTAAAACTACTGATTTCAGAGTCTAGATTTTTTAAGGAAATACGAATCACTGGTAGGCCTCTAAAGAACACAGCTTAACACCACCGGTTGCCTGATTAAGAAATGGCAGTATTTCTTCAAAACTGTTCTTCTTACTCTTAGAGCTAGCCTGAACAGCAGCAAGGCTTGGAAAAAGCTCTGATGCCTTCTGCTTTACTCCAAGCACTCTAAGAATCATATAGAATCTGTTGTCTTCTTGCCAACCAACGGGTCTTTTATCAAAATACTCTAACCAACCCTTAAACTCGCTGTAAGGCATTTCCTCTATCTCTGCTACAGTCTTGCCTAGTCTGAAAGCTAGCTCGTAGAGGGTTAGCTCTTCCTCTGTTAGTTTCCCGAGTCACTTAGTCCTGAGTACTCAAGAACCATGTCTACGAGCTCCTTCAGGTCACCGATGGAAAACTCTTCTAGCTCCTCAGTAGTTGCGTCAGCAGCTTCTAGAACGCCGTTAGTCACAACGTAGACTAGGGTTGTTAGGGCAGCGTTAGGATCGTCAGCAGACTTGGCTTGAACTTCCTTAGAGAGCTTTTCAAGCTCACGGGCTTGTCGCGTCGAAAGCTTTCTCAGCGTTACTTCACCATCTAAAAAGGGAACGGTCTTAGTAACAGAGGAAGCACGAGCGCCAAAGCCTGAGGTTTTCTTAACAGCCATTGAGTTATTCCTTTTCGAATAGTAGAGGGTTATGATACTGGAAATCTTTCACTAGCTTTCTAAGGGTAGAAAGCGCTGATAAAGTCATTAAGATTTCTTGGTGCTTAGGATGGCCAGGTTCAAAATCGGAGATTCTTACAATAGTTTTATTTGAAGAAACATCTATAGCTCGAAGCATGTTTTCTGCAGTTCGAGACATCACAAATCCCAGATCAAAGGGGGTATTACTCATTACAAAAATCCTCGGTCAAGGGTTGTTATGGCTATTGTTTAACTAACTTCAGATAATTGCTGTGGAGTCAAGGCTACTAACCTTAGATAACTTAGTTAAACTAGGGATAGTTTTTTTGCTAACGGATGACTGAGACCCCGGATCATAGTAGACCAAACCGGACCTAATAGGACCGGGGTTCTTTCTTTAACGTTAACAGGTAACTCTCAGAATTTTTAGCTAAATTAGATGGTATAGGCTCCGAAAGGGCCTCTTTGAACTGAGATAGTGATGGTCTCAATAGTGGCATCGGTCAGGCTAGGAGTTACTAGCTTAGCCTCAATCTTACCAAAGAAAAAGAATAAGGCGTTAGGCTTAGAACCAAGTCCTCCCGTAGTAACTTCCATTGAACCGGTCTCTTCGTCGGAAACAGAGACCAAGAACAAGCGCTGAACACCAGAGTTGACCATGTTACCTAGCGTAGAACCTGCTGCAAACTGCGTGCCAACGTAGTTCAAAGAGAGTTCAAAGTTAGGAGCATCAGACTGACCCTGAATCTGAAGGCTTGTCGCTCGACCATAAACAGGGACGTTAACGATGTTAGGGGGAACACCTAGAGCAGGAAACTCTCGAATGTTCTTAATTTCGACAAAGTTAGTAGCAGAAGCAAAAGCTGCTTTAAACTCCGCTTCGGTGTCAATAGTGTCAAGATCAGTAGAGCCAGTATAAACCGCCATACGAGTAAAGCGGGATGCGCCAGGGGTAGTAGAAAAAGCCATTTATCTAATCTCCGTAGTAAAGAATTGGAATTGCGTACTCATGCATGATCAAAGAACGGTTAGCCGGGTCTATACCTCGGTAGGCCAAAGTCGAAACTCCAGTGTAAACTCCTAAAGAGAGAACTCTTAGCTGAAGAAGGGAATCTAGTTGTTCTGAGATAGCCTGAGCTCGCTTAGGCCCGGAGCCAGTAGCTGTAAAGATTCTGACAATCAAAACGCACTCTTTCTTGAAGTTCTTGCCGTAGGAAGATTGAGAGCCTCTTAGCGTCAGAATACTAAACTTTACGAACTCTAGACTATCTGCTACCGGAGCTTGAAAATCGTCTGGATAAAAAGGTAAGCCTAGGTTTTGTAAGGCTGAAAGCACGGCTAGATAGACTTTATTAAACATCTTGATCGTTGCTCTTAGTTACCGTCAGGGTTACCAAGAAAGTATCATCTTGTACTTCTATCACAACCCACTCGCTGTTAGCAAAAACAAGTTTGTCTCCTCTGCTAGGAGGGTTGGGCCTAGGCTTGAGATACACCTTGGTTACGGTTTGTGGTACGGAGTTTACGTAAACTAACTCAGTTACCTTCAGCACTCTAAAAACTTCCTCTTGTTCTGATACAACTACTTCACCGGTAACAACGTCAAAAGAAGAGTGCTGACGCTTTAACACAGCATCTAACGCTAGCTCGTCTAGAGCTTTAAAAGCGTCAGAAACAGCGGCAGCTATAGTTTCTGGTAGCCCCATCAGTTTCTCACAAACCAAGTGTTAGACCCTCCAAAAACAGTCAGAGGGCCTAACAAAGCAGCTAGACGAGCCGACGGAGTACGAGGAGTTCTCCGCTCGTCTGTATTATCAGTGAGTTCAATTGGCCCTATCTTGATTGTTTCGTAGTTTTTGTTTCTAGAATAAACCTCGGGGTTATCGTTGATCAGCAAATGAAGTGCTTGCTCTAGGGTAGCCTTGACTACACGGTCAGGAATCTCAGTATCAGACAGTACTATAGTTTTGCCTCGTTTAGGATCGTAGTAACAAGCGTTTTTACGAGGCCAGGAAAGGGATTGCTCATCATTAGCAACTTGTCCTATCCATTCTCTCTCATCTACTATGATAGTAGATGTAGCAAGTAAAGCTTCTTTAGCAAAAACAGAGAGAGCGCCCCAGCCTTCTGCACCTACTCTGAGCGAAAAGTAGGCGTCGGCCTGTTCTAAGGTAGCATAAGTGTTTTCAGCGGGAACTAGGGGCATTCTTTGAATCCTTAGGCTGCCTATGAGATAAAGTTTATCCGGAGTCTGTTCTAAAGACCGTGATGAGAGTTTTCACCACGGTTCTCGGCATTAAACAAGTATAATTAAGAATTAACCATGAAGAATAGGCAAAATACCAAGATTCAGCGCCTTCATCTTTCGAGTCCACGAGGATGCAGTGCCGTAAAGCGAGTGGGTAGCAAAGCCGTTGACCGGACCGCTCCAGTCGTAACCACGAGGATGAACAACGTAACCCCAGCGGTACCAAATCTGCGAAGAGCCCGAGCCTTTAAAGGAACGAGGATCGCGGTCAGTCTCAACAGGCATGTCAATGTTTAGTCCTTGCCAAGCCAACGTACCAGGGCGAATCACGAAGGTTGTCTTAGTAGAGTAGTTGTTAACGTTACTTGAGCTAGCTAGAGAGCCAGTGTTGAGACGAGTCAGAATCAGACGGAACTTGCCGTTGAAGATAGTCTGGAATTCAAGGTTACCCTCGGTGACTGTAGTGTCGTCGATAAGGTTTGCGGCACGTAGTTCAGCGTAGTCAGAAGGCGAAGTGATCATGTAGTAGTAAGGCGCTTCGAGATCCTTCCAGGCCATTCCGATGGCTCGGAACAGTCGTTCACCCCGAGCAGCACCTGAGGCCGAAGCGTCAAAAAGCTTTCGGGTGGTAGCTGCTGAAGTAGCAGCAGCACCAAACTCGCTGTTAGCGTTGATGTCAACTAGGAAGCCAACCCCAGCAGAATCAGGGTCAGTGTCGAAGTTTAAAATACCCGAGGTTGAGGCTCGAGCCGCTTCAGCCGCTGCAACTCCCTTTAGAACAGCCAAGATGGCGTCTGACTCTTCTTGAGCACGGTGCTCAACAAAGTCTCGAGCTACCTTAGCTAGGCCGTCTGCTCGGGTAATAAGCGACTGGAGGTTGACTTGAGAAGCGCCGTAGGAACGAACAGCTTTGATAAAGCTAGCAACATCAGTTGCAACACCGGTAAAGGTTCCGGGAGTAGCATCGTCAAGGTCAGGAGTGTTGATAACGGGGTTCATGGTCTTAAACCACCGAAACTGACCCGCGTAGCCTTCGCCTGAGGCGTCAATCTGGTTGTCAGTACCGACGATACCGGTGTCGTTCAGCTTTCGAGCCGAGGTGTAGGCCTCATCAGCGTAGGCTGAGATTGCGGTATCAAGAATCTGAAAGTCTACGGTAGTAATTACAGGAGAAACAGGCATAGTTTGTTACCTTCTCTGGTTAGGAAGCAGACCACGCTTAGCAGCTTCAAAGGCTTCTAAGCTGGTCATCTCTGAGAGCTTTTTAAGCGGTTTAGTCCTAGGACTTCCTGAGGCAGGGGTGTCTGCACCGCTACCAGAATTGTCCTTAGGCTTAAAGAGGAAAGAGTTCTCTTCGTCTGACTGAAACTTTGTCACAAAATCCTTAAGCGGAGCACCAGAACGATGTGTCCAAACACCATCCTCGCCTGCTACTAGCTCGTCGATGATCATACGAGTAGCAATTTCTTTAGCGCGAGGGGTTCTAAAGTCGAAGTCGGCGATTAACGCAGAAACTTGGGCGTTACGAGTGTACTCTAGGTTGCGCTCTTCGGCGATTCGAAGTCGTTCGGTTACTTCTGCAAGCTTTAGTTCAAGAACTTCTTTGTGCTTGCCTTCCTTTTCTAGAGTCTCTAGTTGCTCTTTGCGGAGCTTTTCTTCGAGCTCTACCCGCTTACGGGTTTCCTCTTTCAAGCGAGAGTCGAGAGCATCTTGCTTGGCCTTAAAGGCTGCTTTTTCTTTAGCAAGCTCTTCAGCAACTCGCGCAGCGACAATAGCATCGAAGTCTTTGTCCTCAACACTAGAATAGGCACTGGCACCGCCGTTGCTGTTCTTGTCAGAGAACCGGTCTTCGTCTGTGGTTTCATTAGACATTGTGTAGATCCTTTCGAGCACAGCTCTTTGTTGATTATAGGTAAAGGTACAACCTCACCAGAAAAAGAAAATAAGAAAAAACTAGGCTTTAGAAAGCGAGAAAAACTATGTATCTATAATGGAAGAAATGGTTCTTCCAAAGCCATGGAGGCTGCTATGAATGACCGCTGGCTGTTTACTATTGCCCTCGCGGGCGGAGTGGCGTTCTTCGCTACTTCAGTCTTGTCCCTGTCGTTCCTCCTCGTCCTGGAGCTCATGAAGCTGGCCGGAGGCTCCATGAGTCCTATGTCGATGTTAGTCGGTTTAAACGCCGTCTACATGATCTCCCTCTTCTTGGGAGTCATGGCTGGAATTCGGTTCTACCGACTCTGGAACGGTTCTAAGTGACGTTCTAGGCAAGTTAACAGCCTGCTAAAAAGAGAAAGGAAAGAGGCCTACGGGCCTCTTTTAATTTTTTTTTTTCAGACTTAAGTCTAAGTCTAAAGCTAGAGTAGACTAAAACTTCAATAAAAAGAAAAGTAAAAGACAGACCTTGAGAATTAGAAAAACTATGTATCTATAATGGAAGAAATGGTTCTTCCATGAGAGAAGGAAGCAATAATGAAGAGCTACTGCATACAACCCACTAAGGGTAAACCCGTGATCTTCATCGAAGATGAAGGTATCGAAAAAGCTCTCAAGGTTGCACAGTCTCTATTCAAAAACCATGAGAGCTTTGCGGTAACGGCTTGCGAGTTGCCTGATCACGATGAGTCCCAGTTCGAGCTGGAACCCGAGAAGGAGTTGTATTTCGAATAACTAGAAAAGTAGAGGCCTACGGGCCTCTCTCTTTTTTTTTTTTTTTGATTTTCTATCTAAGCTTAAGGTCCGATACCGTAGAGGTCTTCTCCTGGTCTTAAAGGCCTGAGCACTTCTTCTTTTCGAATACCGTCAGGATTATCAACGAGGCCCCGTTCTACAGCTCGATTAAGCAGCTCTTGATAGCTATCGTAAGAAAGCCCGGACCTACGAAACTCCTTTAAAGTTTCTTTTACTACATCACCGTTTAAGGCCTCAGCATAGATTTTCCTAAGTGCTTCTTTAGATTTTTCAGCCTGAGTGATGTGAGTAAAGAAAGCGTCGTGAATGGTAGCAGTGTCTATAGAATTCTCTCTACCCCAGAGATGAAACTGGCGAACTATAGTGGCGTCGTTACCATGGTTCATTGACACTCCAAAACCTGTTCGAGCCCAACCAATAGACACCTTGCCCTTCAGCTTTCCATCGGTCTCAGTAGACTGATAAATGTTACGAACGTAGCGGCCTGACTGGGGGTCTCTGAATCGGACTTCAAACTGCTCCTTAGGTCTGAACTTCAGAGTTAGTTTCTTCCTGTCAAAAGTACGAAAGGGTAGGTCTACTTTTCCAGTTTCTCGAACAAAGCGGTCTGCAGCCTCTTTCCAGAACTTCATGTACTCCCCAGTAATAGGAGCTCGAGACTCTAAGTGTTTAGACATGATAGAGGCTAAGGCACGGAAGTCTTTTGCTGTTACTAGTCCAGACCGCTGATTAGTCAGTCTACGGATGAAATCCGCTGACTTAGGGTGAACTTCCTCTGCATACTGGAGAATACGATCTGCAATATCAACCTCTCGGTTGCTGAGTATCTTCCCTACCTCCTTCTTTAACGTCGACAGGTCTTGTACTGTATTTTCTGCGTCTAGCTTCTTAGCTAGCTTGATAGCTTTGTCTAGCTCTTTGTTAAAGGCTAACACCTCTGGACGTGTAATGACCTGAATGCCTTTTTTCGAAAGAACCGAAGCTAGTTTAGCTTCAACAGCGCTGGCCTGTCCTGTGGCTCCTGCACCGTAAAAAGCTACCATGTTAGCTTGTTTAGCTCCCTTGGCAAGTTCTTCCCAAGTCAACCCAAGGTCTTTGAAGGCCTCTAAAGAATGAAACGCCGGATCAGCCATCGTGTCCATAGCGATGGTGTCGTAGAGCCGGTTCTTTTTAGTTGTAGGTAGTACGTTAGAGGCTAGAGCTAAAGTACGGTCTCTAGTGGCTAAGGCTATGATCTGAGCTCCTGAAGCCGAGGCATCATTCTCCATCATAAGCTTAGTTTTAAAGGTTTTAACCTTTTCTAAGTCGTCGATGTTACCTCCACTATGACGGTTCAATCTAGCAAGCTCTAGAGCCATCCGAGCTAACTTTGGTACTTCCTCTCCATCTAAAGACCTTACTATAGGATGCTCTAAGAAAAACCGAAGTCGGCGATCTCGTTGAGTAGGACTGAGTATCGTTTCACCTAACTCTATCAAAGCTTTCTTGTTTCTTTCAAAGATAGCTAGTCTACCGTCTGTTGTTAAGGCTTCTGTTGCTGGTCCTAGGGAGGCTCCTATTTGAATCTTGAGCTCTTTCAGAGAAGAGGCGTTCATTGGTAAAGCCTTTGAAGAGTTTAAAAAGGGTCTTGCAACTTCTCCACCAGTAGGGGTCAAGTAGCCTTCGTAGTAAACACGGCCCCGAGCGTCAATTCGGGCAAGTACGCTAAAGGGTTTACCCCGCTGACGATGCCACTTTATAGTCTGCATCATACCAAACCCTTCGTCACCACGCTCTAGAATTAAGTGACGAAAGGAGTTCAACTCGTCGTACTTCTTAGTTTCACCCCGAGGATCTCTAAAGCGGACTAAGTTATCCATGAAGTCAGCAAAGTCAGAATCGACTTCGTATTTGACGTTCATTGTGTGATTAAGCATGTTAGCAAAATCACGATCAATTTGATCTTCATCAAAGTCAGCAGCAGCGGACTGAGTGATAATAGACTTACCGGTCTTCTTACCCCGAGCATCGAAGTAAACCTTTGCGCCTGGTCTAACGTAAAGTCTGTCTCGGTCTCTTACAATACCAATACGCTGAGCAATGTTCACTTCTCGAATTGCTGTCTGCAGCTTTAGCATCTCAGGATCTAATATAATGACCTCTCTAGAGACAGTATCCTTAAAGGCACCAGAGGGACGCCCGGTGTCTAAATCTATTACAGACCGCCGAGTTACACCACGAGACTGAACCTTAAGCAACCCGTTGGCTCGAAAAGCCTCTAAGAGCCTAGAGCCGTCAGAATGAAGTTCTTCTAAGGTTGGCTTTCGAAGTCCAGGAAAGTACTCTGGATACCAATTTTTGTGAAAATACTTCCCGATGTTGATAGCTAGAGCGTCGTAGTCAGTAGTTTTGCCGTCAGCTACAGTTTTGATAACATTAGTAATCAAGTTTATGGCTTTCGGGTTTGTAACCAAGCCTTGAGCCCCGTACTTAAGCGGTTGGTCTAAAAGATTTTTTGCATACTCTTCAGCGGAAGTTAGTATGTCAACCTCGTAGTCTAAGATTTTACGAATCTGCTCTTTTCCATCTTGAATCCACCGGGAGGGTTCCCAGAATCTAAGGTCTTTTGAATTATTAATCTCTCGAATCCACTTGTAAATAGTGTTATTCTTTTTAAGAAAATTATCAAGTTTTTTACTCCAATTTTCAGGCTTTTTAAACGGTTCAAACAGTATAGTACGCAACGGCACTCGTCCGGTCAGAATCAACTTAGCCGCTAAGGCTTCACCGTAGTTCTTACGCCAGTTGTCTATATAGTTTTGATTCTTAAGCAAGTCTTCAGAAAGATCATCAAACGTTCTCCAACGTCCAGCAATCTGAACCTGAGCAACGTCGGGATCAGAACTGTAGCTTCCAAAAAGGTTTGACCGAGCCCTAGACCGTCGGTCTAGAATCCTAGACACGTTAGTGACAGCGTAGTTGTTCTCAGCTCTGAGTACGTTAGCAAAGTTATCCCAGGGTTCTTTTTTCTTGTTGTATCGTTCAAAGGTTACTCGCAAGGATTCTACTACGGCTGTCTGCTGATTTACTGAAAGTTGTTCTTCTAGTGATTCTGAAAACTGCTTGATAAAAGCTTTTTGTTCACTGGTTAGTAGCTTAGAAGCCTCTAAAAAGTCTAACCGTTCTTGATAAACCTGAAAATCAGGATCATAGTAAAGAGTGCTTCTAGCTTCTCCTGTGAAGGGGTCGAAAGAAACATTGCGTTCGTCAAAGACGTTATTAGCTCGTTCTCGCACTGACCGCTTACCAGCAAGCGTTGTACCACGGTAGTCTATCAGCGATAAACTCTGGCGCGTGTCTAGAGAGTCGTTTATCAACAACAAACGTAGTTGCTCTTGAGCAGCGGAAGACCTGATAAGATCGTAGGGCTTAGTGACCGATACAGAAACCTCAGGTAGGTTAGGCCGACTAAAGACCGGAAACAGTATAGTGCGAAAATTGTCTAGTTTGCGAAGTACTCCGATAGAGAAAGCTTTTCCTCTAGGAGTCACAAAAGAACTGAGTGGAGCCGAACCGGCTTCAAACAGCGCTACGGCTTCTTCACTGCCTAGCAGTCGTAACTTGGTTTCTATAGGCTGGTTTAGCAACCACTGCTCGTAGGTTTCCCGAATCGGCGGTTCTCCGTCTAAGTACTCTGGATCTAGCTGCTCTAGCTCCTCTAGGTCTACCTCGCCGTCGTAGCCTTCTTCAAGAAGTTCCTTTTTAGACTTTAGAACAGGAATCAAGCTAGACCGACAGTTCCAATGTAGCGGCGGTAAGTAGCGTTTATCATCCAGAGGAAAGACCTTGCCATCTAGTCGTCCACAAAGAGAAGAAGTCCTGTTGTCTAGCACTGCAGTAAACTCGTAACCCTTTATGATCTTACGATTCTGTTCTACTACTTCGTCGGTCACAAGAACCTGGGTTTGAGTAATGGTAGTTCTAAGAAGAGTCTCGGCCTGAGTCTGAGTGATTCCTGTCGTTTTAATCACGTCCTCTAGTAGCTGCTTCTTAGCAGTACCGTTAAGGAGGCCTCGCTTGATAACGTCTTGAACGCGAAGAATTTCATTTTCGCCAATAGCCTCAAAAGCTTTTAAAAAGTTCGAGGCATTCTGAACTGGCGCTGATAAAACCCGTTTTGTCAAGTCAGCCTTAGAAGGGCGTTTGACGTCGTAAAAACTCCCTACTGTTCTGGCTAAGTTATTAGACTGAAAATCTGCCTCTGCCCCTACGTAATCTTCAACGGCATTCCTACCAATAGAGTGAAGTTCAGCAACGGCTCGACGGACCTCGGGCTTGATGTCAGCCTTGAGATCCTGAGCAAGAAGCTTGACTAGCCGCTCTTTGTGGCGACTAATCCCTCTGGCTAGATAGATATCGGCTTCTTCCTCAAAGAAACGGGTGTCTACAAGGTGAGCAACGATTCGATCACGGAGTTCCTTATTGGCTACTCCCATAGTTGAACTCTTCCTTAGTTAGAAACGTAACGAACTAGTCTGGGCAACAAGATTAACAAGACTACAGCTAGACCTACTACTGCAAGCACTGGGATACCAAGGGTTTCAGAGTACTCTCTTGCTGTAGCAGGATTGCTCACTATGGCGGTAGTCGAGGTAGTAGCCACAGTTAGAGCAAGGCTATCCGCAACAGGGCGGACTTTCTCAGCCCTCTCAGCCGCCGCAGTAGGCACTCTAGGCGGTAAGAGATTAGCTATCTCTTGCAACCGCTTCCAGGTAGCGACTCCGACTACCCCGTCAGCCACTAGTCCATTTTCAGTCTGAAACCGCTTCACAGCAAGATCGGTCCGTGGCCCGAAAAAGCCGTCCGGGTTCTCTCCTAGACTTTCTTGGAGTCTTTTGACCTCTGGGCCACTGGAGCCCAACCGAAGGGTCACGAAAGAGCGGTCGCCTCCTAGCCTAAGCTTAGCAGCCTCAAAACGCCTAGCGTACTCGTCTACTTTTCCTGGGCCGTTGTAGAGTCTGAAAAAACGTTTGAAATCCCCAGCTTTCAGCGCCTCTAAACAGCCTGGTTTGCTCAGAATGAACCTGAAGAAGACTTCTAGTTGACCCTCGAGCCCTTTGCAGGTCCGCTTAGCTAGGTCGGAGGGTTTAGAGTAACCTAGAAAACTGTAACTCTCTCCTAGTACCTGACCAAGACCCCACGAGCAAGCGGCGTGGGCGGCCTCGTAGTCCAGTTGGCTGGCTTCCTCTAAGAGCTTATAGCGCTCTAATTGAGTTTTAGGATAGGGAAACTGGCCCCAACGCTTAGAGGCTAGCTTTTTACAGACTGCTAGTTCTTTAATCGAAGGATCCTTAATGGCTCGGTAGAAAACATGATACTCGAAGAGAATCAGAGGTCTAGGGTCTACAATGCCGGTTGGATCAAAAGCGTAGAGTTTGCCACCGCTTTCGACTTCGATGACAGCTTCTAGATCCAATGGGTCTAAGTTATACTTTTTAGCAAAAGAATGAATTAAATCTTTTTTTTGCATTTATTCTCCTAATCAAACTAGCGGTCTTTAAAGTCGCAACAGGCTAGCTAAACTCTATATCTTTTTAAATCAATAAGTTGGAAAAATTTAGTCTGTTAAAATTGAGTGTTTTAGTTAAAGACAGTCTTTATGACAAATGAGATTCAACAGTATCTTATCAAATCAAGAAAAGACTCAACAACTAGCTTGTTAATAAACATAGCCGTGAACTGTAGCAGTAGTACCGGTCTGATTTACTCGCTTGCAACCACAGAGAATTACTTCCCCGGTAACAACCTCAGGTAACACTACAATGTTGTCGTTGTAATCTAAAAAAGATAAGGATCCTCCCGACGCAACTCGCATCGCTACAAACCCGAAGGTTTCGTTGACAGTATCGGAAGGAGTTGCAGCAATCATTCCCTTGCACGGACCGCCAATTGGCGGAAAGGCTGTAGAGTCTTTAGGATTAAAGGGGTTTACTACCGGCATTTTAATTATCTCCTTTTCTTTTAGTTACTATAAAAGGCAAGGGCGGTGCTTCTGAGGTTATTCTACCGGTAGGGCAGTCGTAAACTAAAAAAAGCTTGAGCAATGCCCTACCTTGCCTGACTCCCGACGGTACTCTAAAAGACAACTCTACTCTTGTCCAGTCATCTGTAGAAACAATATTACCTAACTTCTGAAGCAACTCTGCGGAATGAGTAAACCCTCCATAATTGAGTACCTGAAGAGTGACAACAGGGTTAAAACAAGCTGCACCAAACTGAGTACGACGAGCAGTGACTACAGCAACGCAGTCTTCTCCAACGTAGCAGGATTGCTCTATGAAACTGCGATGAATATCATAGATAAGAACATCTTTGTCTTTAGGTTCTAAGAAAGAAACTCGTAAAGTTAAAGAATCTACTTTATTTATTAGTTGATCTATAGGATCTATGATCCGTTTATTAAGGTAGTTAACACCTGAGACAAACAATCCGATGATAAATACTACGGCGCTGATAGCGTTTTTAAAATTGTTTAACCAAGTAAAAAAGCTATTCATAATCATAAATCCTCTAGTACGACATTATTAGAATCAATTCCTGCTAAAGGACTTTTTTGAATCTCTTGAAGCTCTAGTTCGTCGTTATGGTCTGCAGGTAAAATATCGTTCTGCTGAAGTATACGTATAAACGTTGATCTAGAGATGTGGCGAGACTCGTACCAATGAGTAATAAGACGTAGCCACTCTTGACCAATCGGTGAAGGGTTAAAGTCTGTTGACATCTGAAACTGAACTTCCGACTCTTTCAGCTGAAGCTTATCGTACTTCCAATTCAGCATCAGAGTAATTATCTTCGACATAGTCTTAGATATGTTAGTATTGATTGAAGACAGCTGAACTGTCTGAGAAGCATTTCTAATTTCTAAAGCTATGCCTGACTCACCTCCCTCAGGACTCAAAATCCTGATACCCATACGATGAAGATCTTCAACAGTGCTACGAATAGACTCTTCCATAGAAGAAAGAGCAGAAGTAGGAGTTTCTAATACTTTTAACGCATTATCTGACGAGGGTAAATGCAACCAGGCCCCTAGTCCTGAGTTTACGATCTGAGAGAAAGCGTCTTCGTCCATAGGGCCAGTGATATAAGGAGTGAAGGTGGCTGCCCCGTACATTAAGTGATTTCTTCGAGACATCTTGTTATACAAGTGTATCTCTCGAAGAACTATAGGTAAAAGAGTCGGGTCACGATAAGAATACCAACCGTTGTTAGGGAAAGCCGGGATGAAGTCAAAACGTTTTCCGTGCTTTAAAGGTCTGTAAGTTTCTTTAAGGTCAAAAGATTCTGTAAGCTCTTCGTTGAATTCATTCTTAATTGATCCTTGCGATATCTTAAGCGTGCTACTGGCTCGTTTTCCTCGGTAGACATCTACAACGAGGTATCCTTCTTCGTCGAGGTAGTGGTCTCTGACTTCTTCTACTCGATCAGGATGCCATTGATTGGTTTCTAAGACATCAACAAAGTACCTAGTGACAAAACGAAGCAGAACGTTTTTGCAAGTTTTAGGATGTTTGCCAAGGTAGTAGTTGATAACGTTTTCAGCCCTGTGAAACACCGGGTAGGGGAAATATTCCTCTTCATACCCTTCTACAGCGTTTGGAAGATCTACGTAGGTCCAACCAGCAGAGGTCTGAAGTTCTTCTTCGACTACCATAGACAAATAAGTGTGAATAGAATCCTTATTAGAGCAAAAGTCATTTGTCACCCAGTCTTTCATCTCGTCAGTAACCTTGTCAGAAAGAAAGGAGATAGATGGAGCCTTACGAAGCAAACCAGCGTTTAAGATCCTAGCGTACTGAGAAGCCAGACCTGGTAGTTCAGCTTCAGCCTTATAAAAATGATATTGCTTTTGAGTCATAGTTGGAGAAAAAGGGATGAGTAGGTTTTCAAAGGTCACGGTGTCTAGCCATTGATCATGATCTTTGACTGCTTGCTCTCCCTCTAGCACTGCTCGACACTTTTTCCAGATCGGCAGCATTGAAAGGTACTGAGGCGAGCCCTGAGATACTGCCTTTCCCTTTCCAGTAGCTTGCGCCTCGTGCATTAATTGTTTCCTTTTAATAAAAAATAGTTTTCAAAGAAAAATGTTTTTGAGCACAGTATATCAACTCTAGTCTGTCAGTAAGCCAATACTTCTCTACTTCTTCTTGACTGAGTTCTTTGTCAGGTAGAGTCACAGGAGGTTGGCAGGGTTCTAACAATGACTGAGATACTCTAGGGGCGTCAGGGAGTTTCGGTAAGGATTGAGTTGAGCCGCAGGCTACCAGTCCTAGACAAAGCAGGGCGGTTAGCATCAGGGTCTTTAGATGCTTGAGCATTAAGTTCTTTCTCCTTTTGTCTAAGCTTTCTATTAGAGTCTGCTAGCTTACTTTCCAGTTCAGTGGCCTTAGTTTCAGCTTCTGATTTAAGGTTTTCCAACCTAGTTATACAATCTCTAGAGGCAGTACTGTAACCGTTTACCCAAACAGCTCTGGTTACTAAAATCAGAGCTACTGATGTTAACAATAAAGGAGCTACTAGTTTAACTAAAGTTGTTGTAGCTATCACGATTTAATCCTCCTACCTTATTATTTTGAAGAAATTTTTTAGATTTATCTTTAGTTAAGTAGATCTAGTTTAAACTTCTAGTTTATATATTTTTTAATTTATATATAGTTATCTATAAATTATATAATAATCACTTAATTTTAAATAAGTAATATTTCTGTTAACTTTAAAAAGCTAATTAATTTAATAATATCTAGTTAACCCCCCTCCCCCTTAAAATACGATTAGAGTCAACCCTAACCTAAACTCTTCTTTAACGTCGACAGGTGTAACTTCCTATTTTGAAAAGAAAGATCTTCAGCTAATCTTCCTGTTAACCCTAAAGAAGGTACTGAGCTATCTTATTTTTGTAAGGTAGAATCAACTCCGTACTCTTCTTTAACGTCGACAGGTGTAACTTATTGTTTTGAAAGAGAGAATTTATAGGTATCTATAAAGGAGAGACAGGTTCTCACCCATGCTAACTCGAAACCTTGTTAGAGGTTGTTCTAGCTACCCAGAAGTTATTACACAACTTCCCTGCTCTTTACTACGTCAATGTCAGCTGCTATTTCAGAATAGCAAAGCTGATTAAGTAATAACTCCTGATACCAACCTAAGCACTCTGTCACAACATGGAAGGATGCATCATGGACTTCAAGGAGATCTTCTTCGACGACGAAAAGAATGCTATGCTTTTCATCTCGAAGTACTGGAATCGCGTTTACAACGTGTCTGTCATCAGCAGTTACGATAACCTGTGGGATTCTGAACATGGCTGGGTTGTCAGGCTGAAGCCTGAGAAGTCGTAGCTAGGCCTTATCAGGTCTTAGCCTAGGGCAGGGGTCATCGTGGCCCCTGCAACGCTACTGCAACTTATTTAAGATTTTTGTTATAGGAAAACTAAATGGCTACAAAAAAGCAACCTAGGACTCTTGAGGACTTCAAGACTTTGATTCAGTCTGAGCTCCTCAAGAGGCTCAGCGATCTGAACATAGAATACGAGGTCAAGAGACGGCTCGACGACGCTGCTACTGAGATGGTCTTAAAGGCTCTTGGTTTTTCTAATCACTGGGGTGATTGGGAGATAGATCACTGCAACGGAAGGCAAAGTGAAGTTACTAAGTTTATCAGAGAAAAAGGCCAAGCGGCTGTTCTTAGCTGGTTTGAAGAACAGCTTTCCAATCTTCCTTCTTTGCCGCCTAAAGCCATCAAAGACGCAAAAGAGGAATACCTCCACAAGCTTAACTACGAAGTTAGAGTTAGACTAGCGGAAGCAGCAAAAGAAAAATCTAAATCTATTGTTCAAGATATTTTAAACGAACTCTATCCAGAGCCTACAGAGGAGACTAGCTTTGATGACTGAAAATCAGCTGTTTGATGCCTGGGTTTCTGCTCTTCGCAGCGGAAGATACCAGCAAGACTACGGCTTTCTCAAGACAGACCGCGGTTTTTGTTGTTTAGGAGTTCTCTGCGAAGTAGCAGGACTGAGGTCCGAAAAGGGGTCTAGTTACTCAGAATGGTTTTACAGTGACAGCAGCAAACTATTACCTGAAAGGTTTTTTCCAGGTTTAAGTAGAGACGGTTTAGCTAACCTAGAATCAGGGGTAAAAAGCTTGATAGAAATGAACGATAGAGATAAGCTGTCTTTTTCTGAGATAGCTGATTTTCTAGAAAAGAATCGAGAAACTATTCTAGGAAAGAATCAACAGCTTTCCTTCGACTTTGACTTCTAAGAGTCTAAACCAGAGAGTAGAAATACTTTAAAGTTGGAGATTTGAAGACACAAATTATCTTGGCCCTTGAATACCCATGCCTAACCCTATCGATTGTTTAGGGGGTCGTGAAGTATACTTTTTGCAAAATCTACTACAAAAATGTTCAAAGAGTGAATCAGTACGCTGTAATGAATTCTAGAACTAAAAAGAGATTTGTTACATCTAACATACGGTATGTTTTATTATTGAACGACAATTTAAGTGAGTAATAGTCTTTGGTACTGCTGAAGAAGTACGAAAAAAAAAAAAAACCTAGTCTTGATGCTATAATGGAAAAACAATCTTGAATACTAGTCGTTACTTAGAAGTTTCTCCTTACAACTCAGACCAAGGTTGTCTTATTGGTAGACTACCAAAAGAATTGACTAAAGAAGAATTAGCCGATCTTACTAAGATCACTTCAACTATCAAACTAGTTCGGTCAAAGTGCTTAGACTGCTGCGGCGGAGTTGAGTCTGAGGTTCGTAAGTGTACTTCCGTGACTTGCCCTCTCTGGCTACTCAGAATGGGAAAAAATCCTTTTAACACTCGAAACCGTTTTAATAGTAAAGACTACTCAGAAGAAGAACAAGATAAATAAAATGACAACAGCACTTCTAATCTTGTTAGCCTTCAAGCTCAGAAAGTATAATGAACAATTTTGAATACTTTTTAGACTGCTTAGCAAGAGCATCCTTGCTGTCCTTAATGCTAATACTCCTAGTAATAATTATCTTAGCCTAGCTACGTTGACAACTCGAACAAGGAAACAACTTATGACTACTCTCAATCAAACTAACTCAATTCCTGTCCTACTTTCGGTTCTTGCTTTCTTTATGCTTGGTTTTTTCTCACCAGCGTACGCTACCTCCTCTACAGTACTAAGACCAGCGGGTTCTGCTGCTTCGTTTGTGATGTCTGGTATGGTTAACCCTGGTCAAGTCGGGCCATGGGAACTCGGCTTGGCAAATCAAAGTAGCGCAGGCGCAGAAGTGACTCGAAATCGTGCTCAAACTTGGGGCAACACTGTGACTGAAGCCTTCGGCAGGAACTTTCTAGGTTTGTCTACCGTGGTTGGAACAGGACGAGCCTTTGGTCAGTTCGGGCCTCGTTGACCTAAAGTAAACCGCGGGTGGCTGCTGTTAGTCACCCGCAACTACATCATAATAAAATGTCCTGTATTAACACTAAAAATAACAAGACTACTTACACAGCCAATTTTACTAGCTTAAGTACTTGATTTGCTATTAAATATAATTGTAGTTGTACACTAGAACAAACTCTTAGCAATTCTTTCGCAACACAAAACAAAAGGTTTTTTAATGATAAAAATCAGAGTCAGCCGGTGGATTTACCGGCTCGTCGGCGACCTGATCAAACTAGAATACAACGCTGAAAGGCGTGTGCAATGATCGGCGTCGGAATTAAAATTACTAAGTTGAGCGCGATCAGCGCGGCGAGAGCCGGCGTCTTACCTACAAGCGCCTGGTCTATTGTGGACCAGGAGGCGTGGGACCGAGCTATGCTGACGATCCTCGACCTGGCGGACTTGCCCGCTCCGCCCGCTGACGCGCTGGGCCAATGGAGCCACTTTGAACTTGATGTGTCTGGCGCCTCGCCGCGAGAAGTTCCGCTGGCGGTGCAGACGCGCCTAATTACGGCCCTACCTCCACTTGCAACGCTAGGATTTCGCCTAAGGCCTGTGCGAAACCGCATCGTAGATCCGGACACCGGTGTCGAGCTCTCGCCCAGCCGTTATGGGCTGTGGGGCGACACAAAAGTAATCACGCTGTCCGGCGTGCGCCGCCCGTCAGCTATTCCCAATTCCCGCGTCGCGTTGACCGACGCGGCGCTCCCCGTGACGGGTGGCGCACTGCTGCTGTCGATCACCGCCGAACCGCTGTCTGGCGGCTCTCCCATCACGCATTTAATATACAGAATCAACGGCGGCGCGGACATCGAGCGGGCGGTGACGCCGACTGTCGCCGGAAACTATCTGATCACCGGCCTAGCAAACGACGCGCCGACGACTGTCAGCAACCTGCGGTTTAGGAACTCGGTGGGCGATAGTTCGCCGGTCCAGGCAAACCGAACCGCTACGCCGACTGTCGGCGTGGCCGCCGGAACGCAGAATGCTCCGTTCGGCGCGCTGACGCTTGGCGGCGCGGGCGCTTGGCGGCCAACGCTCGCTGGCAGTCAACTGGACATCATCAGCGCGACGGGCCTGCCGACCGGCATCGAGTTAGTTGGTGGCGCGCTGGTGCGAAAGGCGAACGAAGCCGTAGTCGCGGCAACCGCCACCTGTACGACCGCGCTCGGCGATGTGCCAGCGGCGATCACAAGCGTCCCCGGCGCGCGCTCCGTCGCCAGCGTTGCGGAGATGCAGGCGGCCTTTCAGGCGTCCGCCTACGGCGACCACATCCTCTTGCGCACCGGCGACTACGGGTTCGCGCGCAATCTGGCGAACACGACCATCTCGCTGGGCTGGGCGTCCCGCCCGGACTGGGACGACCCGAACGTGACGCTGCACGCCGGCGACCCCGAGACGGACGGCGACATCGTGATCCGCCCGCATGACGGCGCGAGCCCGCGCATCTGGCAACTCAACCTCGGCCGGCTGAAGCACGTCGAACTGCGCGACCTTAACGGGTTCTGCTCGCCCAACAACAGCATGAAGGGCGCGAAAAAGGCGGTGTTCTGGGGCTGTCCGTCGCCGCGCACCGGGCGGAATGTCACGCTGACGCGCTGCACCGTCACCGGCCTCGACATCACCTCGCCCGAGGACGGCAAGCTGTTGCCCAGCGCCATACGTTTTGACGAAACCTGGCCGAACTGCGCTTACATCGAGTGCCGCGTCGAGGGCGGCTGCTTCGCGGCGGTGAACATCCCCGGTCCCAACTGCCGGATCGAGCGGGGCATTTTCCGCGACGCCTACGAGGACGTGATGAAGGGCGGCGGCGACCACACCGGCTCGCGCGTGCTGTTCAACGTGTTCGAGAAGTCCGTCAAGATCGGGAGCCGCACCGAGGTCGTGAGCGTGCGCTTCTACGGTCCCGACGCGACGCAGCGCGGGCCGAACGACTGGGTCGACATCCCGAACGGCAATCCCGGCCCCGACTTGCGCAAGGGCCGTATCGTGCTGACCCTGCCCGCGGGCGGCGTTTCGTTGTGGCAAGGTAAGTTTGACAACTACGATGGCCGCTTCGGTTTCCTGTTCGTCCCCAGCGCGCCTGCCGGGCTGGAAGCGGCGCTGGAAAACATCCCGAAACAGCGCAATCAGCTCAAATACGATTATCAGACTTGGGTCAACTGGCAAGCCAACAGCCGGTGGATTTACCGGCTTGGCGGCGACCTGATCGAACTGGAATACGACGCCGAGACGGTGAACGTCAATGCGCTGATTGCGCTGGGCGAGATTGAGACGCCGGGCATGATCCTGCAAGCCAGCACGGCGCACGCGGACCTGTGGCAGGTTCGCAACTCGCCTAGCGCGGTCAGTCCTGACAACAACGCGCCTCCCGGCTCAGCTGTGCGCAACGTAGACAGCATCGACACGCATGTTATCGGCAACATCATGGTGTCGGTAGGCTTTACTCCTGGCGGCGACCGCGCCGACAACGGTTCGTTGAACGGCACGCACGATAATTTTAACCCGATCTCCTTCTGGAAAGACGCGCTGTTCTGCGGCAACGTCGTGTCCGTTTCGGGTTTAAACGGGCTCAAGATGAGCCGCGGCTGGGAAGCGCTGATCGCTCTGAACACCTGCCTGCCCGACCCGAAAGACCCGGCGTTTGTTCGCAAGGCGGGCGGCTCGTCTTCTTCCGCCATCATCATAAACGACCAACCCGACAGCATCGGCAACCCCTACGACCCGACGAAGCAAATCCTGATCTCGCGCAACATCACGCAGTCCATCGGGACGGGCACAACTACGGGCGGCGTGGACACCGGCGACAACTACCGCCCCGGCTCGGTGATGAACAACCCGGCGGCCTATGCCGCGTGGTGCGAGGATAACTTCGTCCGCTATCCCAACTTCGGCGACTTCGCCACGGGCGGGACCTTCAACACCTACGCCGAGTTCATGCAGGCGTTCAAACCGCTGGCCGGCAGCCCGCTGGCGGGGTTCGGCGCGCACAGCAGACCCGACCTCATCGACCACGCGACGCAGACCTACGACGCGGAGGGGCTGCGGGCGCTGATCGCCGAAACCCGCGCGACGCCGACGCTGAGCGACCCGACCGCTGTCAGCGATGCGGTGGGCGAGGTTGTGATCGGCGTCACGCACGCCAAGGCGGGCGGCGTGCTGTCGTGGTCGCTGACGACGAGCGCGACGCCGCCGGCTGTCGGCTCCATTGGCGTCCTCGGCGAGGCGGCGGGAAGCATCAGCGGCGACGCCATGATTGCGCCCGGAACGCGCACCGTCGAGCGGACCGGTATCCCCTCGGGAACCTACTACGCGCATTGGCGGCAGGTCGACCATCTTGGGCAGGCAAGCGCGGTGGCGACGTCCGCTGCGGTGACGGTCGCGAGCTCCGGCGCGGCGATGGAGTTGCGGTCGAGCTACTTTTCTCCGGCAACCGGGACAGGCAGCAAGGCGCTGCACACGGCCGACACGATGTCGGCTGCGGCGGGTCTTGTCGTTCTGGCGGCGATGGTGCGGCTCGGGGCAAGCTCGCGAACCCTGTCGAGCATCAGCGTGCAGCCAAAGGACGGCTCGGGCAACAACATCGGCAGCGCGCTGACCCTTGCCGGCGGACAGGTCAGCCTGATCGGCATACACTCGGCGACCGACTTCGTGCGCGTCGCCTTCCATCAGGTCACGCTGCCGGCGGGGACGGCGAGCATCGACGTAAGCTACAACTGGTCGGGCTCGGTGCGCATGGCCTTCGCGGTGCTGACGCCGGCAACGGGCTGGTCGCTTGCGTCGTCGCCTTTCGCCTCGAACGGCGCGACGTGGGGCACGGCCGGCGGTTCTGTCTCGGTGACGCCTACCGCAGCCGACGCGATGCTCGTCGCCGCGGCATGGAACAACGGCGAAAGCCCGACGCTGACGCCGGGCGACGCGCTGATCGCGGTGACGGACCTGAACCCGACCGCCGGGCAGTTTGTCGGGCTGCGTCTGGCGACGCCAGCGGCCACCGCGGCCGCGAGCGCCGCAAGCGGAACAAATTCCAACGCCTCGGCCGCGGTGGCCGTGCTGCGCCTGAATACTATCTAGCTTCTAATTACTATCTTACTTAGCTAGATTTTGAAAAAAGCCAATAAAGGCTTAACTAAGAACTGCTAAAACGATAGCCTTATCTCTCTAAGGCTATCGTTTCACTATGTTGGTTCTGTACCGATACTTAAGCTCTTTTTTGCTGGATTAGCTTAACTACAGCTATGATGATGCTTTCCATTAATCAATTCAGCAAGAATAAACACAACTAGCACAGATTGTAGAAGGAAACCCGAATGACTTGCAAACGTCTACTCTTGTATGCAGTCTTGATTTTTCTTGCTGCCAGCTTCTGGTCAGGGTTTCAAGGAGCTAAAAGCCAGACTCTAGATGCGACAGCAGGATCTCAAGCGATTGCTATCGTAGGAGGGAGCGGGAGTGGAAACAATCGCCAGACAATTCGAACAAATCCAGATGCAATAGCGCCTCCAGCTATGACCGCTCAAGGATCCTGCTTTGTTGGAGACGGCGCTGTAGCCATAGGAGGAATACTAGGCTCAATCACTATAACTCGAACAGTGTTAGACGAGGGCTGTGAAGCCCGAGCTGACTCTGAAGCTTTCTTGCGTATCGCTGCTGCTCTAGTGGCCTTTGGTGATCTAGCAGGAGCAAAGAGAAACTTAGATCTAGCTCAGCGACGGCTAACAGCTACTCGACTAGAGTATCAAACTGCAGTAGAAGACGATGATCAACCGTGGCCTCCACTGTGGAGGCCCTAGCAGAACTCAAATAACAAAGTAATAACACTGTCTTAACGTTTGTAGCAGATTAGCGTGAGTACTAAACAAGTCACCGGGGCCTCCGTCCGAGCTCGCGCCGCGGTCAATCGAGCGGCTGAACAAGAGTGACAACTGGCGCAGCTTCGCCAATGACTGAACGCCGTACTGACCAATTCATTACCAGTCTGACCCCGCGTAAAAGAAAGGATCAGAATGACTGTTGTCCACACGAACGATAGCGCTAGAATTGCGCTTCGCGCGGGCAACTTGAACGGCGATTTTAGCCGTGTCACGCTGCTCGATCTGCATCACTGCCCCAAACTAACTGCGCTGCCGGCCCTGCCGGCGGTGACATGGCTCATCTTGTCCCACTGCCCCAAACTAACTGCGCTGCCGGCCCTCCCGGCGGTGACGTCGTTAGCCCTCTCCCACTGCCCCGGAGTTACGGCTCTGCCGGCCCTCCCAGCGGTGACGAAGCTCACCCTGTCTTGTTGCCCTGGAGTAACTGCGCTGCCGGCCCTTCCGGCGGTAACTAAGCTTGACTTGTCCGGCTGCCCCGGAGTGACTTCCCTGCCGGCCCTCCCGGCGGTGAAGACGCTCATCTTGTCTTACTGCCCCGAAGTGACTTCCCTGCCGGACCTTCCGGCGGTGACGTTGCTTGCTCTCTCCCACTGCCCCAAACTAACTGCGCTGCCGGCCCTCCCGGCGGTGAAGACACTCGCTCTGTACAACTGCCCCGGAGTGACTTTGCTGCCGGATCTCCCAGCGGTGACGAAGCTAGACTTGTTCCGTTGCTCCCAACTGACTGCGCTGCCGGATCTCCCGGCAGTGACATGGCTCATCTTGTCTCAATGCCCCAAAGTGACTGTCCTGCCGGCTTTCCCGGTGGTGAAGTCGCTTGCCCTCTTTGGCTGCTCCGGACTAAGGGCGCTCTACACCGACGAGCGCAACTATAGCCTCTACCGCGGTGGAAGCGTCTACATTGCCGGTTGCCGGCATTTCCCCGACGCAGCCTCTGCGCTCGCGCACTGGGGCTCGCCCAACTACCCAGATCGTGAACGCGGCGACGCATACTGCGCAGCAATCCACGCCGAAGAACTGCGCAGGATAGAGACAGCTAGTGGCTGTAAGCGCGACGCCACCCAAGCTCCTTCACACAGTAGAAAGGATCAGAATGACTGTTGTCCACACGAACGATAGCGCTAGAATTGCGCTTCGCGCGGGCAACTTGAACGGCGATTTTAGCCGTGTCACGCTGCTCGATCTGCATCACTGCCCCAAACTAACTGCGCTGCCGGCCCTGCCGGCGGTGA